GTGCCATCGACAGTCCCAAGTGTAGATACTATTCAGGCTGCCTCTAATGGGGGTGATATAGAATCGTTAGACTCTATTAAGTACTTTGCCCCTAGACTTTATTCAGCACAGTATAGAGCGGTTACATCGAGAGATTATGAATCAATAATACAAACAGTATATCCTAATACTGAAAGTGTATCAGTGGTTGGTGGTGAAGAGTTAGATCCACCTCAATTTGGTACTGTGTTTATTACTATCAAACCAAAAAATGGTGAATTTGTTTCTGATTTTGATAAGACACAAATTTTGCAGAAACTAAAAGGGTATTCTCTAACTGGTATTAATCAAAAGATTGTTGATCTTCAAGTATTATATGTTGAAGTTGAATCCTTCATTTATTATGATACGACTGCAGTTTCAAATGTAAATGACTTACAAACAAAAATTACTAATGCTCTTACAACATACTCAAGATCAGGTGATGTAAATCGTTTTGGTGGTAGATTTAAGTATAGTAAGGTATTGAATGTAATTGATAATATTGATAGAGCAATTTCATCTAATATTACAAGAGTTAAAATTAGGAGAAACTTAAACGCACTATTAAATCAATTTGCACAATATGAACTGTGTTTCGGTAATCAATTCAACGTTAAACCCGGTGGATTGAATATTAAGAGCACAGGATTTAAAATTCAAGGTAATACAAATACAGTTTATATAACTGACACACCAAATGCGGATATGATGACTGGTGTTATATCAATTGTAAGAAAAGATGCACAAAGTGGCACCAATGTAGTTGTAGTTAAATCAGCTGGTACAGTTGACTATGTTCATGGTGAAGTTAATTTGACCACGATTAATATAACTGAAACTGAAAAGGCAAATAATATTGTAGAGGTGCAAGCATTTCCAGAATCTAATGATGTCATAGGATTGCAAGACCTATATCTAGATTTTAACATCCCCAGTAGCACCATAAATATGGTTAAAGATACTATTACATCTGGTGAACAAATCTCTGGTGTTGGATATAAAGTAACATCATCTTACTCAAATGGAGAACTAAACAGGTCATAAAATGATAGGAACTGGAATCGAAAAACGTATACAAGTTCAACAAGTAATCGAAAGTCAACTTCCTGAGTATATTCTCTCAGAAAGTCCTAAGACTGTTGACTTTTTAAGACAATATTATATTTCTCAAGAACATCGTGGTGGTGTCGTAGATATAAGTGATAATTTAGATCAATACCTTAAACTAGATAACCTCACACCAGAGGTTATTGTAGGAGTTACAACATTATCAACTGGTATTACTACTACTAGTGATACTATCGAAGTATCATCTACTAAAGGTTTTCCTGATAAGTATGGATTATTAAAAATAGATGATGAAATCATAAGTTATACAGGACTTACTACTAATACATTTACTGGTTGTCTAAGAGGGTTTAGTGGCATCACATCATATAGAGATCCAAATAATCCGGGTGAATTGGTATTTGCAACAAGCACTACAGATACACATGCATCAGGAAGTGCAGTAAATAACTTAAGTGTCTTATTTTTACAAGAGTTTTATAAGAAAGTTAAATCATCACTAACACCTGGCTTAGAGGATACTAAATTTGTTCCTCAAATTGATGTTAGTAATTTTATCAAGGAATCTAAATCATTATATGGTTCAAAAGGAACTGCAGAATCTTTCCGCATATTATTCAATGTATTGTTTGGTGTAAATCCAAAAGTAGTTGATTTAGAAGAGTTACTAATAAAACCATCAGGTGCTGAATACATTCGTAGGGAAATAGTATTAGCTGAGGTTATATCTGGTGATCCAAATAAACTTTTAGGACAAACAATAACTAAATCAACTGATGATCAGACAAACGCATCAATATCAGAAGTAGAAGTAATTACAAGAAATAGAAAAACATATTACAAATTAAGTTTATTTGTAGGATACAACGATAGAAGTGGTATCAAAGGTACATTTACTATACCCGGAAAAACAAAAGTAATTGATAACGTATCAGTAGGATCATCTGTTATCACAGTAGATTCCACTGTGGGTTTTAGTACTGTCGGAACCGTAGTATCTGGTATAAACACTATCACTTACACTGATAAAACTGTCAATCAATTCTTAAATTGCACAGGAATCACTTCATCTATAACAAACACTGATGATTTAAGATCGGATGAAATTTACTTTGGATATGAAAATGGAGATACTTCTAAAAAGGTTGAGATAAGAATAACTGGAGTATTATCTAATTTCAAACTTTTACCATCAGAAACCTCAAGTGTAACCACTGAAGGTGAAAAAATTTCTGTAAAAAATCTTGGAGAAGTTGTTGCAAATCCAATTAATAAGACAACTAAAGAGACGTTTTTTAATTCATGGATTTATAATACATCATGTACTTTCCAAATTAATAATTTTGCTGGTATAGGAACTGCAATATTATCATCTACCCCAGACAAATCAAATTTAAAAGTTGGTGATAAAGTCGATATTATAAGAAGAGGTGGTGCTCAACAAGTTGAAGTATTGGATGCAATAGTTTCTGACATCACACAGAATAATGGTGTTAAACTCAATTTAGGTGGTCAATCATTCACAATACTACCTAACATCGACTATGACCTTCGCAGAAAATTAGATAGAGCATTCAGTTCAACATCCAACTTACAATATGGAAATAACGTTGTTACAGCAAACGTACAAAATGTATATAACAAAAACGACGAAGAGTATTACGTAGCCTCTACATCATTACCATCATATGATATACAAGAAACTGTTTTCAAGAGCACTATTCCTAGTTCTGCAGGTAATAATATTCAGGGATTTAGCAATGTTTCTCAGAAACACTCTATAATATCATTCCCATCAAATACAAGATTTATTACAGGGGACGCTGTATTCTATAAACCTAAAAACTCTAGTTTAGTTTTAGGTGGATTGGAAGAAGGTGTTTACTACGTTGAAAAACTTACACCAAATAATCAGATAAAAATTTACTCATCTAGATCATTTATTCCAATATCTGACAATTTAGAATTTACTTCGGGAGAACTAATAGTTGGTGTTGCTACTGCAGCAGCAGTTGGTGTAAACACAATAAAAGTTGATTCTACTACTAATATTGAAGTTGGTGATACAATATCAGGTACAAATGTTCCTAATTCTGGAATTACAACCATATCCTCAATAGATACCCAAAATAATATTCTAACAGTTCAAGGTTTAATTACAACACCTATCCCTTTTGGAACAAGAATATCAGTTACAACAGAGCATAGTTTTGTATTGTTAAGACATAAAAACGAAGAGATAGGTGTTCAAAAAATACTCAAAAAATTCCCTGCATCTCCTAATATCCAATCAGGTGATTCAAGTCCAACAGAATCTGGTGCCACTGGAATTTTGGTTAATGGTGTTGAGATAACAAACTATAAATCTGAAGATAAAATTTATTACGGGCCACTTACTGGAGTTAAAATACTTAATGGTGGTTCAAATTTTGATGTTATTAACATGCCAAGTGTTACTATACCTCAAGTTGGATCTGGCATAACTGCATTAATACAACCTGTAATTAAAGGTGAATTGAAAGAAGTGTTAGTTGATCAGCAAGGATTTGATATAGAAGATGTTTTATCAATAACCATATCAGGAGGTAACGGATCAGGAGCAGTATTAAAACCGGTGGTTCGCAAAAGGTTTAGAGAGATCAAATTTGATGGTAGAACCACAGCTCAAAGAGGTGGTATTGATGTTCTCCATGATCAATTAATTTTTAGTGAACCTCATAATTTACTTACTGGTGAACCTCTTGTATATGATAACAATGAGAACTCATCAATAGGTGTTGGTATTTTTAGTGGATCAAATACAGATCAAAATAAATTCTTATCAAATGGATCAGTTTATTATCCAGAAGTTGTTGGTATTTCTTCTATCAGATTATATGAAAACGTCAATGATTTTAACGCTGGTATCAATACCGTTGGATTTACAACAATTAACACACAGGGTACTCATATATTCAAGACTCTAGAGAAGAAAAAATTCTTACGTTCAGTTGTAATAGAAGATGCTGGTTCAAATTATACAAATAGAAAGTTACTTGTAAAACCTGTTGGTATATCCACTATTGAAAATACAATCAATTTTAGCAATCATGGATTTATTGATGGTGAGGTAATTACCTACAATTTCGCTGCTGGTGGGACTATTATTTCTGGATTGAGTTCAGCAACTCGATATCAGATCATAAAAATTGATAATGATTCATTTAGATTAGCAAATGCAGGAGCAGCTGGAACTGATACATCTAATTTTGATAGAAAAAATTATGTAAAATTATCATCTTCCGGTTCTGGTTTACAAGAATTTTCATTTCCTAATATTGAATTAACTGTCAATGCGGTATATTCACCAACAACTTTTACAAGAACTGGAGATTTGGTCATAACTCCTGTGGTAAGAGGATCCATAATTGATAATTATTTGTATGAAAGTGGAACAAACTATGGATCTGATATTTTAAATTTTGAGAAAAAACCGGGTGTTAATGTTAAAAGTGGTAAAATAGCAGAACTTAAAGTCATAGCATCAAAGGGTAGAATATCCTTTGTTGACGTTAGATATGGTGGTAAGGAGTATTTTTCACCCCCAGATCTTGAGTTGGTTGGTATTGGAACTGGTGTTGGTGCTAAACTTAGACCTGTTGTAGTCGATGGCAGAATAACAGATGTAAAAATTATCAATCCGGGAATTGGATATAGTGAATCACCATCCGTAAATATAATACCTGCAGGGTCTGGTCAGATTTTTGAACCGTCTGTTAGAGGATTAACAGTTAATAATCTGGAGAGATTTGATGATGAAATACTGTTAAGAGAATCTGATACCAACTTACAATATGCTGTAGTTGGATATAATACCTCACTCTACAGTTCACAGTTCAATGATCCAGATACAATTACTGGACATTCTCCAATAGTTGGATGGGCTTATGATGGAAATCCAATCTATGGGCCATATGGATATAGAGATGCATTTGATTCTAACTCAAATATTCAAATACTAGACACAGGATATGATTTAAATGCAAGCAACGTGGCTAATAGACCATCATCTTTTGCAAATGGATTTTTTGTTGAAGATTATCAATATAATGATTCTGGGGATTTAGATGAAAATAATGGAAGATTTTGTAAAACTCCTGATTATCCAAATGGTGTTTATGCATATTTCGTTGGTGTTACAACTGGTGCTCAAGGAGATTTAGTACCTAAGTTCCCATATTTCATTGGAGATACATATAGATCCAAACCAGATGCAGATAATTTCTCAATAGATCAAAATAATTTTGATTTTAATCAAAACGAATTGACAAGAAATACACTTCCATATGCAGTTGCAGACCCAACTGCTGATAATGATTACATTATCGAATCAAATGAAATTATTGAACAAATATCTATTGTCGAGTCAGTAACTAAAGGTAAAGTTGAAGGGTTCCAAATAGTTGAAGAGGGAAGTGATTATAAAGTTAATGATAATTTATCCTTTGATAATACAGGTACCTCTGGAGGGGGTGCTAGTGCCTTTGTATCAAAGATTACTGGTAAAGAGATATCAAGTGTTACAACTACTGTACAGACCTATGATGATGTTGTTTTTGTAAGGGACACTGATACACAAGTTAGTGCATTTATATCAACATCTCACACATACTCTGATAATGATAATATTGTTGTTTCAGGTCTATCTACAAGTATTTCAGGATTGACAGATTCCCACAAGGTAGGTGTGTCGTCTGAGATAGTTGTTTTATACAAAGCAATGGGTGCAAATGCTACTGCAGGGGTTGTTACAGACATATACGTTTCATCTATTCCTGATAGAGTGTCAGCTGGAAGTAGTATAGGTATAGGAACAGAAAAATTACAAGTTCTTAATACATTTGACGAAAGAAAGATATTAAGAGTGAAACGAGGTATAGTGGGTGGTTCAGGACATGCATTATCAGACACTGTTTCTACAGTACCACATAAGTTTACCATACCATTAGTTACAGATCCATTTGAATCAAAAATAAACGATAAAGTTTTCTTTAATCCAAAAGAGCAGGTTGGTTTAGCAC